GTTGGTGGTTCTTTTTATCGCCTATCGGACATAAAAAGTGATTCAGACCTCGCAGATATTAAGACAACTATTGATAAGATGCGAGCTTTGGCAAAGGACTCTCAGGTGGCAACCGCTTTATCCTATTACGCAACCGACGCCACAATTCCAAATTCATCCGGACAGATAATTTGGGCTACTACGGTTCCGGATGGTCCGAAAGATGCCGCAGAGCTGATAAACGCATTGTTTCGTAAATGGAATATTAATGCATATGCAAGAGACCACATCCTTGAATTAGCTACAACAGGAAATTTGTATTTACCGACAACGGATTTGTATAAAGATTTGTCAACACGACATATGAATGTTGGTGTTGCGCTGGATATAAATACCGTTCCGGACAATGGTTATGATATCATACCATCTACAAAAATTCCTGCTGATGATGTAATACATGTTTGGCAACAAGGAGAAAGAAAAGGATTTATTCTTTCTCCTACTGAGGAACAAAAAGGGAAAACTTCTTATTTGCCATCAAGTTCCGTAATTTATCCTGAACAGTCTATTATTCATTTTGCTCTCGGCGGGTTACTCGGTGATTACCAAATAGCTGTAAGAGATAAAGATGGAAATGATGCGGTATATGATATTCAGTTTGCAGACCCGCTGTTAGAGGCCGCATTGCAACCTACACAAATACTGAACCTACTCGAAGATGCATCAATTTTGTCATCTCTGGTAAAAGTTGTAAGATTTATAAATGTTGATTGCGGAACTACTACAGAGGAAGAAGAAATCCGAGACAACTTACAACAAATAAAGGATGCAATACAGCAACAGCTTTCTCTTAATACAGATACGGGTGACACTCAGAGTTTCTTGAATCCTCAGTCGCCAAATAACTTGATTTACATACCAAAGGTCAACGGACAAGATGCTGTATCTGTTACTGACCTTAATATGAAAGATGATTCTGAGAATGCCGATAAGTTATTGAATTACTATCAGGATAAGAAATTGTCTGTTCTAGGAATTCCGAAAGAGGCATTGAACTTCTCTTCTGCTGAAGGTCTTGGTGGTGCTGGTGCTGTAATGTCACAGCGGTCTGCTTTGTATGCAAACTCACTGCAACGAATAGAAACTGCATATATGGCCGGCTGGACTGATGCATTAAACAAGTATTTTGTGTCAAGGGGTCATTCTCGATACGAAAACAAATTTGAATTGCATATGCAGCCTATTCTTACTGAGATGAGTGCTTTGCAGTTCGATAAGAGAGATTCGGCCATCACGCAATCTTCTGCACTTGTTGATTTGTTGAAAGCCCTTGGAATAGATAAGCCCGAGGTGTTTAAGATAGCATTATCTGAAATGCTTGGTGAGTGTATGCCAAAAACAAGTGCAACAATATCTGATGCCAATTTAGATGTTTCTTCTGAAATGGAAGAAACCACATTATAATGAGGAGGACTTCAAACTGTGAAGACTGCTAAAGAATTGGAGAATATGTTTTTCCGTGAGTTGAAACAATACAATAGCACAAATTTCAAAACTCTGCTTACTGCTGATTTATCTGCCGATGATGCAAAAGCACATAAATCATTTTCTTCTGTTATAACGAGATACTTTATATTCCGGGAGAAGCACAAAGATGATTTATCTGTTTCTGAACTCAATCAGTTATACTTCGAGTTGAAGTTGGATTTAATCAGTCAGTATTTTGCGCAATATCCAGAATCTTCTACAGAAACGCTTACCGGATTTCAGAATGAACTTCGTGAATTCGCAGAGTCTGTTATTTAAAAAATATTGAGGTGTTGAAAGTGTCAAGAACATTAAAATACAAAATAACATCTTGGCTGCAATTAAATCAATGTCTATCCAACTATGACCCAGACCTAAGAGCTTCCGGTATTCAGATTATGGATGACCGACTTCAAGGTACTGTGGTGCGGGTTACTCATAATAAATATGGTTGTTTGTTCGCATATCTTGTAGATGGCACAGGTGTTGATGTTGAAAATCCGTCAATACCTCTATTGACTCCGAAAGAAATATTGTCAGAGCTTCGTAGATTCGGCTTTCTTATCACATATGATGTTCTTGGTACTTTGCCAGGAGATGTAATAGAATATCTTATTACATTAGATAAGTTAGGCTATGACAAGATAAGGTATATGCTCATTTCTGAACCAACTATCTATGGTACAGAAAAAGACCCAGAGTACTTCGTTACCGCTTTCAAGATAAAAGACCACCCTGAGTGGATTAACAATACTTATCGAGCGAGGAAAGATGAATTTCAAGACGCTTTAATGGATGGGACTGCCATCAATATTACTGCGATAAGCGAAGAAAAGCATTTTGATTGGAGTTTTCTGAGAGATTATGTGTTAAATATATCTGATATTATCGAAGAATATAGTAGGTGATTGAACATGGCTAATTTAATTCAATCAGATATTAAATTGTTTCGAAAAAGATATGACGAAGCTCTCGAAATGCGCGGGATACCATGTACATATCAGTTCCCAATAATTCCGGATACTAATATTCAGGGAGAAAGTCTTGTTGATAGCTATTCTGCCCCAATGGATACCTCTATATTTTTTGAGAGTAACCCAAAGGCTAAGACATTAAAGCGGTTTGGGTGGGTAGTTGAGAATCATGAGGATTTACCATTCCTGATACATTGCTCTTGGAACTTACCGCAGGTTCAGAAGGATTCCATATTCAGCATCGCTGGTCAGTATTCCGAATTGCCGGAACGGGTATTCCGTGTAACTGAGATAGCATATGATTTGCAAGCACCAGACCATATTGTGTGTAAGATTGTTCCTGTATATGATAAGACACAACTGCTTGGAAGAACAAAGACTGAAAGGGCTAATACATTCAACAAATCGAATCACTTCTTAAAATCTAATACAGATTTCCGAGGGGATTATTACACTACTAAGGCAGATAAGGAAGTGTGATATGCTTTATTTATATGATGATGCAATAGCTGATGATATCAAGGCATCCTTTGATGTAGAACCTGATGAAACTCCCCCAATCCGGGTTGTGAGTCCTGATGCTGCAATTAATTTAGCAGCACAGATACAGGGCGATGAAATAAAATTTCCTCTTGTTGTTTTGACGAGAGAGGACCCTTTCACAATAGATTCTGCAAGAACAAACTTTACCCAGATGCATCGAGGTCAACTTGCAGTAATGGATAAAGAAACAAATTATTTATATTATGAACGAGTAATCCCCATAAAACTTAATTATAATCTAACGGTCTTAGCAACTAACACAGCGGACTTAGATGAAATTACAAGAGAGTTTTTATTTAAGTATATCAATATGTATTATCTTACCATTAAGCTCCCCTATGAGGCTGAGAGGAAGATACGGTTTGGTGTCACAATATCACCAGATTCTGATGTACAGAATGCTTCCGGAACATTTGAATACTTAGAGGGTGGTAAGTTATATCAATCAATAATTCCATTAACTTGTGAAGGTTGTATACTGGTATCTTATAAAGCTGTACGGTTAAAACACATTAGCTTAGACCATGTAGTTCCTGTGAAGCATGAGTTTTTGGAGGCAAATTTGTCAAGATTAGAGAAAGGAAATTAAGAATTATGCTGTACACTTATATCAGCCATAGTAGGATGTCAAAGACATATTATGGCGTCATATTTAATTATGGAGATAAGAAAGAAGTCGGAGGGGTAATTCGTGATAAGAGGTTTGTTCTGTGCGGTGCTCGCTTAGAACCACCAAAGCCCTCTATAACTAAAATTTCTGAAGTGCCTCCAGTAGAGAACAAATCTACTGTGCCGAAAACCCCCAAACCCACGGAAACTCCCAAACCCACGGAAACATCTACCGAAAAACCTAAGACTACTCGTGGCAGAAAGCCGAAATTTGTTGAGTCTTTGGTTGAAGAACCTACGGCATCCGATGCCGAATAAAAACCTTATATATTAACAGCCTGAAAATAACCTTATATAATCTTAGAATGAAAAGTACGAAACCTTTGTATAAAAATTCTAATAATGTTCAAAATACATAGGAGGTATCGAACTCATGGCAGATATTTTAATTAATGAAATATCCCAAAATTATTCGTATGTCATAGGCGATAATTCATACTGTTGTGTTGCTCTGCCGATTACCGCAAGTTGGGGACCTGCGTATCTTGGTTCTGAAAAGGTGATGAATGACACAACCGGTAAAATTAATGTATCATCAGCAAGTGCCGATGAACAGGCTATCGAAGATATTGTATGGACACGATTCAAAGCAAATTCTCAGGGTCTTGAATCTTTTGTGTCCACCTATCGTGGTGCCGCTGCTAACTATCGTCTTGCTCAGGATTATTCCTATCAGATGGCGGTTTCGTTGCTTACTGCTGGTTATGATGTTCTTGTTTGCAGAGTTTCGCCAGGTATTGCCGCAGCTGGTAATATGAGTAATAGTATCAAGCGTGATGTTGTCGAAGATACTCAGGATGCGAAAAAAGTAAGTATAAATGATGCTGTAAGCGTTGCAACATTCGCATTGAACCGTGAACCGAATGATGAAAATAGTTTTATTTGCACATCTACTAATCCTAATTTCAATTCGAATTATCGTGAGATTAAGCTGGATAAGAATGGAAAGCAAACTGAGGAAAGCAAAAAGTGGCTTGAATACAGCAAAACGGGAGAAACCATAGTAGTTAAGTTCAAGCGTCCATTTATTGTTCTTGATGTTGCACCAGCGGATTGGAACACTAATTGGAAATCATATTATTCCAAGTCTGGTGATACATATACTCCGCTCAGTGATAATTCCGCACCTACTTTCGCTGAAAATACTTATTACAGAACAGACTATCCCACATGGGAATCTGTAGGAATTATGGCAGATGATTCTATTACCATTACATATTCCACAGATATTTGTGCGGTTGACCCAATAACAGGTAAGGCTGGGCAAACAGGTTCCCTTACCTTAACTGCCAAATATCCCGGTACGTTTGGCAATAACATTCGTTGTTCTCTTAATAAGATGGAGAGCCGGGGTCAAAAGTATTGGAACCTCATCACCTATATTCAGGATGCCTCCGGTGTAAGACTTGCAGTTGAAAATATGATATTCACCTTCGACATCACAAATTCGACTGATAACATTCCTTATGTAGAAGAGGTTCAGTCTCAGTTTGTTGATATTGTTGCTGAGGGTCTTAGTGAAGATACTGTTTTTGCTGCGGCAAATGGACAGACCGATGTAGACAATGCTAACACATGGATTGAATTTTCTGGTGGTACAGATAAATCTACGGAATCCGATATTACTAAATGTCTCAAGAGTGCTATCGCATATGTAGGAAGTAGATATGGTGAGAACCCAAGACCTTCTCGTGTTTACACCTATACCGTTGATGTTACTCTTTCCGGTACTACTGATTCCGTTGATATTAAGGCAAAAAAGCATTATAATGGCAAGGAAGTTGTCAGCGATAAGTCTGCCCCCATTCAATCTGAGGAAACTGGGGCACCTACACTTGTAAAGGGTACCGATTATACGGTCAATAAGAGTGTGATTACTCTAACCCCAACAGGTAAAGCCAAGTTTGATGAAGGCAAAGAATATGTCTATACTGTTGACTGCGAGTATGCAGGTTGGTATGCACAGACATCATATTTGCAGGAGTTCTGCAATCTGCTTAACCAGATTGATGAAACTTCACAGACTCCGGAATATCCTATTGATTCCACTACTGCGCAGACATTGCTTTATAGAGAGTGGTTGTTTACTAACTGCCTGCCTGTATATGAACTGTTGACCGATAAATTGGCTTATAATCCAAATAGACTTATCAGCCCAGGTTGGGATGACCAAGACTTCTTGTTTGTGACTGGCGAAGACAAGTATCCGAACAACATGATGACTCCATCTCCTTTGCAGATTAAGTTGATGGATGTTGCTTATGCTTCTCGTTGTGCTACCGCATATCTCGATATTCCGAGAAGTCTTTCTAAGGTATATGTAACCAATTCTTCTCAGCAACCTGCCGAAACCGGCTATGCTCAGAGATTAGCTAGATATAACTCCGGTACGGATGGTCTGCGTTCTACTCATGCCGCACTGTTCGGGCCTTGGGGTAACTACATTTATGTAGGAACTAATAAGCAGAACATAGCTTCGCCATCATTCCTCGCATTGTTAATTCAGAGGTCTATGGTTCTGAATCAGAGCTTGCAGTATGAATGGATTCAGCCGACATCCAGAAAGAATAACGTAAAAATCGGCAAGATGGATTACACGGTATCTAAGAAGTACCTCGATAAGTGGCAGCCCGACCCCGATACTGAGGGCGGTGTAGGTGTCAATGCTATCGCAAACATTCCTGACCTCGGATTGAGTGTATGGGGCGACTCCACTCTGTAT